TTACTGCTTACACTGTAAGAACGCCGCAAACTCCGCGCCTCCTAATCTCATGTGCAGCTCGCATAACGAACCGCGCAACATCCAGATTATGAGTACCACCGCAATACAAATTGTGATGGTGGATAGCGATTTTTGCGACATGCGCTTTACTCCTTATCGGAGAGGCGCTAACCTATCACTTGCTTAAGGTTGTTCGGCTAGAGCCTCGGTTAAACAGAAATGTTTTCCGGGGCTTTCGTCTTTCTGGCCTTTGGCGAACCTCCGACCAGCGTCGAAGGCACCCGCGACTATTCTACTGATTTCCCGCCGCCCCGCTACTTAAAACTAAAACCCGTCAAATTCGTCTGTTATTGTCATGGGGGATTCCTGTTGGTTTATGTTTCGTCTTTCTGGTCGAGATCGAAGTTAAGCTGATTACGTCCGCGATGGCTTGAAGGGAGGTCTTCCCACGGAATGGATTTGTCTTCGGTCTTGTTTTTTCCTACAAGGCCGATGACGGACTGGAGGGTGTAGAAGCTGACGCCGCATTCCAGGTTATTACACTGGTAGTAAGTCCGTCTGATGGTTCTTTCCTTGTTTTCCATTCGGCTGGTGCGGGTTCTGGATGATGCGCCACATATCGGACAGGGAAACAAAGGCAGGCCCTCATACTGATAAGTCTGCCGTTTATATTATTCCAGTTATTCCTTTTCTGCTATCCATTCAGGAATTTTTAATTCCAGTCCAAGGTGTGTGGTGAAGCCGTTCTCGTCGATAGTGTGTTCCGCTTTGGCGATGATCCAGTCTTCGTTATCGATATCGGTTTTAAAGCCAGACACGGAGCCGTGCATTTCGGGGTAGAGATCTGCACGGCCACGCGCCAGCGTAATGGAAAACTCCGCCGCGCCGCGCTGTAGCTGCTGCCATTTGGCGGCGGCGGCACGCTTTGCGGCTTCTTCGTTCTGGTAAGTCTTGCGCAGTACATAAACGTTACCGTCTGCGCCTTCCATGTAGTCGCCTTCGCGGCTGCTGCTTTTCTCTTTTTTTGACGTTGCGGGCTTGCGGCGGCGTTTAACGCTGACTTTCTTTTTTTTGCCGAAGTTCAGATCCAGCCAGTACGCCTTTACGCCTGTATAGGCCTGCCTGTCTGAAATGCGGAACCGGTGTCTGTCGCCGTGGCTGCGGGTCAGGGCGAAAGAGGGTAGCGCTTTGCCGTCTGCCGTGACGCCGCCGCCCGGCAGAATGAATAACAGGCTGCCGTTCTTGACCGTGGCGATAGCGCCCAGCATGTCGGCCATGCGGGTGAGAAATGACATATCGCTTTCATCAGTCTGGTCGGCGTGGTCGATTTCGATATCCATCAGCATTTCGCTTATCTGCGCCTTCAGTCCGTAGCGGTGAGCGATGGCAGACACGACGCGCTCGACGGTCACATCATGCCAGGACACTTCACGCTTAACGTTGAACTCAGCGCGAAAATCGGCGCTGCTGGCGGTGATTTCAAGATGGTCTGGCGGGCCTTTGTGTGAGATCTCGTCAACGATATACAGCCCCTTGTAAATCAGGGCTTCACCTTTCCATCCCATCGATACGGCAAGCTTCGTGCCGCGCTTTGGGAGCTGCACTTCGCCGTCAGTATCGTCCACACTGATAACCACCTGATCGGCTTCAAAACCCCGGTTATCGGTCATTGAGACAGACATTACCCGCCTGTTCAGATCATTCAGTTCGTCTTCGCCTGTGGTGATACTGAAATCCGGCACTTTCACCGCATCATTCAGGGTGTCCATGTAGCTGTTAATTTTTAGTGTGATGGCGTCTGTGGGTGTCATGTGTTCCGGCCCTCCGTTGCCTGAAGGATCACACGTGCGCGCGGGAAGCCGTAACCCCTTTTTGTTGTCGCCGTACGGGAAGAACGCGGGTTTAGTGCGACGGCGGGGAAGATGGCTGATTATCACGGGGAACCTCAACAACCGCAACGGTGAAAAACATGAGTGAACAACGTTTTCACGGTGCGCGCATCAGGGAAAACACTGACCTGGTCACGGCCATTAATGACATTGATTCCAGTGTCATTGGAATTGTTGCCGTGGCTGATGATGCTGATGCGGGTACTTTCCCTTTGAATAAGCCCGTTTTGTTTAACCGGGTTAATGATGTGCTCGGTAAAACCGGCACGACCGGCACGCTGTATAAATCCCTCAAGGCCATCGCCGATCAGGTCAGTACGAAGGTGATTGTTGTACGCGTCCCTGCCGCAAAGGAAGGCGACGGCGAGAAGACGCAATCACAGCTTGTGATTGGCGGAACGGAGGCGGACGGCAGTTACACGGGAATGTATGCGCTGCTGGTTGCTGAACAGGATGAACATATCGGCTACCGTCCGCGCATTCTGGCGGCACCTGATCTCGATACCAAAGAGGTGACGTCTTCCCTGTGTGTGATTGCTGAGAAGCTGCGGGCGTTTGTATATGCCGGATGTAACGGCTGCGCCACGATGGCGGAGGCCATCGCGTACCGGGCTGATTTTGCCTACCGCGAACTGATGCTTATCTGGCCTGACTTTATCGCTTATAACCCGGCGTCTGGCCAGAATGAAGTTTTTCCGGCCCCGGCGTATGCGTGCGGTCTGAGGGCGCTGATTGATAACGAGCAGGGATGGCATAAGTCGCTGTCTAACGTGCCGGTGAAAAACGTGCTGGGGATATCAAAACAGGTGTTCTGGTCGCTTCAGGCTGAGGATAGCGACGCCAACGCGCTTAACAACAAGGAGATCACCACGCTGATTAAGCGTAACGGTTTCCGGTTCTGGGGCAACCGCTCAACTGATGTTAACGCCTATATCTTTGAGGTGTATACACGCACGGCGCAAGTGCTGGCTGACAGTATTGCAGAAGCGCAATTTGAGGCGATAGACGAACCGCTGACGCCAACGAACGCTAAGGATGTGCTGAGTGGCATCCGGGCGAAGTTAAGCGCGCTGGTGACGTCCGGGCGGCTTATCGGTGCGGAATGCTGGTATGACGTGGTGGATAACAGCACGACGGGGCTACGACAGGGACGCGTGCGTATTCGCTACAAATATACGCCGGTTCCGCCACTGGAAGATCTGACTCTGTACCAGACGTTCACGGATGAGTTCTTCGGGCCTGCATTTGCGTCTTTGGGAGGTGTGTAAATGTCTGTTCCACATAAAATCCAGTTTTTTACCTGTTTTATTGACGGGGAAAACGAGATCGGAAAAGTGACGTCGCTCACCCTGCCAAAAGTGACGCGCAAGACCGAAAACTATCGCGGCGGCGGCATGATGGGGTCGGTTGCGGTTGATCTTGGTCTTGATGATGGCGCGCTGGATGCCACCGCCGTTTTTGGCGGCTTTATGCCAGGCGTTATCAGGAAGTACGGCGGCGACATCGACGAGCTGAAACTGCGCTTTGTCGGGTATCTGTACACCAGTGGCGACAGTCGCGTGTGTGAAATTGAGATGCGCGGGCGAATTACGGAAATTGATATGGGTGAGGTCAAACAGGGTGAGGATACCTCGCACACCTACGCCATCAAAAACACCTATTACAAGCTGTCCATTGATGACCAGGAACTTATCGAAATTGATAACCTGAATTTCATCTACAAGATAAACGGCAAGAATATGATCCCCGATCGCGCCCGTTCTGCGCTGGGTATGAACTGATTAATTTAACGGCGGTACTGTGTGCCGCCCGGAGAAATGAAAAATGAAAAAAGAATCTGCCGAATATGATGTTGACGTCACCACTGAAGCCACTTCCCCGGTGAAGGGGGTTACGCTGACCAAGCCGATTGTGCGCGGGGATGAAACGATTACGTATGTGGAGATTGGCGACGCTATCAAACAATCCGGCTCACTGCGCGGGTTGTCGTTGTCGGACGTGCTCAACATGAAAACGGATACCCTGGTGACGTTGTTTACACGCGTGACGTCACCGCGTCTGAAAGAGAGCGAGATCGCAAAGCTTGCGACGTCTGATTTTATCGCGCTGTCCACGGCCATCGTCCCTTTTTTGACGCCTACGGCCTCTGGAGTACCGAACGGGGTGGAGACGGACGACTGATCACGGTGGTTAAGTTTGACCAGATTGAAGATCTGGTTGCTGATATCGCCGTTGTTTTTAACTGGCCGCCTGCTGATATCTTCATGATGAATCCGGGAGAAGTGGTGGCCTGGCGTGAGCGGGCGGCGCTCAGAAGTGGTGCCCGCGACAATGAAAAATCTTGATATCCGCGTTTCTTTCAGCGCGATCGATAAACTCACCCGTCCTGTAGAGACTGCCCGCCAAAGCGTGGGCGGTCTTGCTGATTCCCTCAAAAAAACCCAGACCGATATTAAAACGCTTGGCACGCAGTCAAAGGCGTTTTCCCGTCTGCGCGAGAACTTCACTAAAACGACTGAAAAAATTCAGAAGACGCAGCGCGAGCTTAACGGTCTGAGGCAGTCACAACAGGCGGGCAACGCCATGACTGACAAACAGCGTGAGCATATCGCGCAACTGGCGGCAAAACTTGACCGCCTGAATGAGGTGCGCACCCGCGAGAAAGAGAAGCTGCGGGAAGCCAGCCGCGAGATGGTGAAACACGGCATCACGCTGTCAGGCAGTGACCGGACTATTCAAAGCGCCATACGGCGTACTGAGCAGTATAACCAGACGCTGGAGCATGAGCGGCAGATGCTGGCGCGCGTAACAAAGGCGCGGGCGCAATATGACCGTATGCAACAGGTAGCCGGAAAGCTGCGCGGGGGCGGTGCTGTTGCGCTGGGTGCGGCCACTGCTGCTGGTTATGGTGCCGGGCGTTTCCTGGCGCCTGCCGTGAGTTTCGATCGGGAGGTCGCCCGCGTGGGGGCGCTTACCCGTCTTGATAAGTCCGATCCACAGTTTACGGCGCTGCGTGAACAGGCCAAAAAGTTGGGCGCGGAAACGCAATTCACCTCAAGGGATGCCGCCAGCGGTCAGGCGTTTCTGGCAATGGCCGGTTTTACCCCGCAGGCCATACAGGCTGCGTTGCCCGGCGTGCTGAATATGGCGCTGGCAGGCGGCATGGATTTAGGCGAAAGCGCCGATATTGGGTCAAATATTCTTTCGCAATTCCACCTCGATCCCAAAGAGATGGATCGGGTCAGTGACGTACTGACCGCCGCATTTACCCGCACCAACACCGATCTGACCAACATTGGCGAAGCGATGAAATATGCCGGTACGGGTATGGCCGGTCTTGGTGTCAGTGTGGAACAGACAACCGCCATGATTGGCGTGATGGCAAACGTGGGGCTGCGTGGCAGCATCGCCGGTACTGGACTGCAAACCACGTTTTCACGTCTGGCCGCGCCAACGGGTAAAGCCGCCAGTGCCCTGAAAGAGTTAGGGGTTAACGTTGCCGACGCAACCGGAAAAATGCGACCGGCTGAAGTGGTGCTGGCTGATATTTATAAAGCTGTCCATAAGTACGGCGACGTCGATCAACTGTCTTTCTTTAAAGATATTGCCGGGGAAGAAGCCGCCAAATCTTTCCAGGCGCTGGTTCAGTCTGCGGGCAGTGGTGAACTGCAAAAATTACTCGGAGAACTGAAGAAGGCGCAGGGGGAATCTGCGACGGTCGCCAAAAAGATGGCTGATAACCTCGACGGCGATTTAAAGAATCTGGATAGCGCGTGGGAAGGGTTCCGTATTCAGATTGAAGAGCTGGTTGACGGGCCATTACGTGGACTGGTTCAGGGGATCAGTAACGTTGTTGGCGCGATGACGACGTGGGCGCGGGAAAACCCCGGACTGACGAAGGCGCTGTTGACTGTCGGCGGTAGTGCGCTGGCCGTTACCGCGATTACTGGCGGGCTGTCGCTGGCTATCGGGTTGTTGCTGGGGCCGGTGGCAAAGCTGAAACTTGGCTTCGCGTTACTGACTGGTACTAAAGGGCTTGGGTGCGCCATTCCGCTCTTTACCCAGTTGCGGGCGGTTATTGGCGGCCCGATGGGGAGTGTTAAGGGTTGGTCTGCTGTCTTCTCGTCAGTGACGTCCGGGGCGGGAAGGTTGTCGGGAGTTCTTGGGCCACTGCGGGGGATGCTGCTGTCTGTTTTCACTTCACCACGGGCGGCGGTTTTTTCTCTTCTTCGCGGGGTTGCCGGGCTTGCTCTGCGACTGTCCGGGCTTCCGACACTGTGGGGTGTGATTACCGGCGCTGTGTCCATGCTTGGCGGCGCGATTTCGCTGTTACTGAGTCCGATCGGGCTTATCGGGGCGGCATTCGTGGCGGCGGGTCTGCTCATCTGGCGCTTCTGGGAACCTATTAAAGCGTTTTTTACCGGTTTTTTTGCCGGGGTGTGGGAGGCGCTAACGCCGCTGCGGGAAGCGTTTTCTGCGTTATCTCCGGTATTTGATGCGATTAGTAACGGGATCAAATCTGTCCGGGACTGGTTTACACGCCTGCTGGAACCGGCCACCACGTCAAAAGAGACGCTGGAAAAATGCACCAGTGCCGGAAAAACTTTCGGTAAGGTAGTAGGGAGCTTTATTCAGACGCTGGTTCTTGGCCCGATGACGTTGCTACTTGATTCGCTTGGCTGGGTACTTGAGAAGCTGGGGCTTATTCCTGACGGTATTGAGCGCGCCCGTCAGAAAGCGGAAGAACTAAAGCGCAACGAGCTGCTTGATACCAAAGTTTCTCTTCTTGTGGGCGATCTGGCAAAAGTCGCACCAAAAAAAGTCGATACAGGAACCACAACACCGCCCGGCACAGATAAGCCGCTGACGCCTGATCAGGGTACGCTTCGCCGGTTGAGTAATATCGCTGACAACACGAAGGCTACCGCAGATAACACGAAACGCATCGGCCCCGGCGATATTGTCTTTAAAAACCTGCCTCGTGCGCTGGCCGTTCGTGGCGCATGGCAGGAATCACGGCTTGCCGGTTCGACTGTCACCGTCGCCCCTGAGCTCGCCCCGGTGATGGCTGCCGCCTCCCGTCCTGTTGTCGAAGCGATACGCCGCCCGGTTGGCGGGAATGGTGGGCGCACCGTTGCGGCGGCTGGGTTTGATGGTGAAATTCACGTTCACCTGCATAACGTGGTCACGCAGAACCCCCGCGAACTGGCGAGAATGGTTGGAGAAGCGGTGAAAGCTGAAATGAATAAATTAGCCCGAACCGGGCGCGCCAGCTTCCTGGATAGTGATTAAGTGAGGTGACGTTATGATGATGGTTTACGGTATGTTTGTTTTTGAGCTGAAGACGCTTCCACATCAACAACTACAACAACACAAGACCTGGCGGCACGTTAAAAACGAGCGCATTAACCGCTCTGCAAGCTGGCAGTACATCGGCGCGGGAGATGATCAGATCACGCTTTCCGGGGTTCTCTACCCGGAAATTACGGGCGGTGAGGTGTCGCTTTCTGTGCTGACCACGCAGGCCTACACGGGGCGACCGTGGCCCCTGATTGATGGTGTGGGGCAAATTTACGGCATGTATGTCATCACCGGGCTGCAAACGAAACGATCGGAACTCGACCGCTACGGGAAGGCAAAAAAGATTGAGTTTTCGATAAGCTTTCAGCGTTGTGATGAAGATATGCGGGAGCGGCTACAGTCCTCTTCTGTTAGTGATTTACTGAACGGCCTGAAGGATAAAGCCAGCGCGGCGTATGATTCAGTAAACGGCGCGATTTCCGGGCTTTCATAAGGTGCTGACCGTAGAACTATTGCTGCGGTCAGTTTTGTTTTACGTTGCCTGTTGGCGGTTGAAATGGTTTCCCCGGTTAAATAAATACCCTGCCCAATGCATTACTGTCCGCTTCCAAATCGAAAGGTTCGTATACGACCTATAAATACTTATTCAGCATATTAATAACTGACGAAGTTGTGAGGAAGCTCATGTTTTTTGTCTCTTGCCTGTGAAATAAGAATCGTCTGTATTGTAAATGTAAATTGTCAGACATGGCAGCCAGTTGGGTGAAAACTCAACATGATTTATGGAGTTATAATGATCGATAAATTAGTGCTTACGGTTACACCAATTTTTTCTATACCACCGCGTGGTGCAGCCGCAGTAGAAACATGGATGTATCAAGTAGCACAGCGAGCAAGTATACCAAGCAGGATCGCTTGTATTAAGAATGAAGGTTATAGCGATTTTTTAAAGGTAAATGACCATTGTTCTGTTCATCGCATAGGTTTCAGCAGACTCTATAAGCGCCTCTTTCAGAAGTGGACTCGCCTTGACCCGCTCCCCTACTCACAGCGCATTCTGAATATTGCAAAAGACTTTAACGTTACCGATGATAGTGTAATCATCGTTCATAACAGCATAAAGCTGTACCGCCAGATCCGCAAAAGAGCTCCACATGCGAAAATGGTCATGCATATGCACAATGCTTTCGAACCTGACGGGTTAGATCAAAACGTTAAAATGATCGTCCCCAGCCTGTTTTTGAAAAAGCATTATCAGGCGTACCTGCCGGATGCTGATATAGCTATCGTCCCTAATGGTATTGATCTTGAGGCCTATCAGAAAAACGTTGTACCGCTGCAAAAGTCTGACCTGGGAATAACTCCGGAGAAAAAAACGATTTTCTTTGCTGGCCGCATATCTTCGGATAAGGGAGTGACTTTGCTTTTACAGGCGTTCGAACAACTCCTCGGGGAACGCAACGATATAGAGTTAGTTGTCGTTGGTGACTATATGAGTAAAAGTAAAGGTGAAAAAGCAGCCTATCAGCGTGAAGTGCGGGAATTAGCAGAACGGCTAAAACCACACTGTCATATGGTTGGAGGTGTAACGCCAGAAGAGATATACAACTACTATTCGTTAGCAGATCTGGTGGTTATCCCCTCTCAGTTCCAGGAACCGTTTTGCATGGTTGCAATTGAAGCGATGGGGGCAGGAAAACCTGTACTGGTCAGTACACGCGGCGGGATGACTGAATTCGTGAAAGAGGGGGATACCGGCTTCCATTTGCAGGAGCCAATGACCCCGGAGACTATTGCCAGTGACATTAATAAAGCACTGGCATCCCCTGATTTAAACGATATTGCTTTACGCGGACAACGTTGTGTTGAAAAGAAATTCCCGTGGGAAAAAGTAACCCAGCGGTTTGAGGAAGTGGTTAATAACTGGTTTAAATAATTAATGCGCCACTGATAAAAAATCAGTGGCACATTTTTTATCAGACTGGTTGTTCCGGCCAGTCAGGATTTGAGGTATCCACCCGGTTTACCAACACCCTGTATTTTCTCCATGCCAGAAGAGAAGCTTTTTCTTTATCGGTTGCTTCGTTCAGATCCACTGCATCCTGTAACGGCGCGATTTTTTCAGACGCTATTTGCAGGAGTCTGTTTTTCGTTCCTTCAGCTTCACGGAGTCTGGCTGCGGCCTCCGCAGCTTCATCATTCACCCAGACCTGAGCCTTACTATCCCATTTTTTGTATCCACCACCTGGTGAAACTGACGTGACATTTTCGGGCAACGGGCCGGGTTCGGAGATATACATCTGATTACCGGTTGTTTTGTCGTATACCGTTTCTCCGCGATGGTCTTCTTTCAGACTCCACGTCTGGGTTTCAGCGTCAAATACAGCAATATGACTGGCGGGAATATCAGGAGGGGCAATATCCGTACAGTTTGCCGGTAATCCCGTGTGCGGCGGGATATATGCATCACCTGCGCCAATAAATTCGTTTGTATCTGAACGCAGATTAAAAATTTCAATTGTCTGCGGGGTGTCGCTCATTTTAAACGTCATTTTTTACTCCGGATAAATATTCTGGATTCAGGTGATTGCCATGATAATCGGGGCCGGGAAAAACATGATGCCTGTGAGCACCAATATAAATATCATCAACCTGATGACGGGGACTGATGCAGGTGTTACCTGATTTTTTGCAATACGTTCTGTAATCACCAAAACCGATATATTCCGTTCTGGCGTTCGGACAAAGCGTCTTTGACGGACAGTATGCCGTTGTGCTGAATACAGCATTCTGGCGGGCGCTGGCGTATTGCCAGTTAATTTCCGTGGCGCAGTTAATAAAACCATCCCACGCCAGCCTCATTTGCCGGGCGACACCGTCCGGTGATACCTTACCACAGCCGGCCCCCATCGCAGGGAACACAACCGATTTGATTTTCCGGCCTTCCCCGGCGCTTTTATTGTGCTGAAAAATTGCCAGTAACGCTGCCCGTGTTGCGTTATAAACTGCATCGGTGCCGTCGATTATCAGCGGAACGCGCATCGTCGGAGCGTGAACCAACCACGGATGTTTACTGTTACCCGTTTCAATAACAAAGGCGGTGCCGACTGGCTGTTCTCCCAGATATTCCCGGAGGATATTTTGCTGTACCCGTTCCTGTAATTGCGGCCCGAAATATGCCGTAATAGCAGCATCCACACCGCCGTCCATCAAACCGAAAGAGTTCGCCGCACTGACCATGCAGTCAAATTCCGGTATGGTTTCAAACGGTTCGGGGATAATTTCCACATTTTCGGTATTCTGAAAAGAATGTTCAAAAGCCGCGGCCATTGCTGGCACGGGGGCTGAAAGAATTAATTTAATCATGCCAGCCTCACAATATAATTAAATGCGATATTTCTCACTGTAGTTTCCGCATTACCGTCTGCGTCCACTGTAACGGCGTGACCGTGTGGGCCTATATATACGGTGTGGTCATGCGGGCCAATCCAGGTTATATGGGCGTGGTCGCCATTCCAGCTTGTTAACTGATTATTTCCGTCATGCTGCACGCGAGTTTTTCCACCGATTGAGTCACCGCCATATAGCCCACCTGCCGAATGGTTATGACCGCCCGTTGTGTCGGATGTTTTATTCCCGTAATCGAATGACGACGTGCCTTTCGTCCCCAGATCGGTATCCAGCGCCCGCGCGCCGTGGCTGTGCGATTTGTTACCGTCCATTTCCTGAGACAGTACCGCCCGCCCGCTGGCGGGCTTACCTTTGATTGTCCAGCCTCGCATGTCAGGAATAACGCCGGACGGATACGCTATAGCCAGTAACGGGTAAGCAGATTTATCAAATGTTTGCCCCTGCATCAGGGCGTAACCGGCCGGAGTAGCATCAGACGGCCATGCAATCGCCGCCCCTACTGGATGCGAATCCGGAGGTGGGTTTAGTGTGGTGTAGAGCATTGCCCATTCGGACCACTCAGCATCGGCGGTATCTCTGTGGCTGCGAATATATGCTGGCGCAGGAGCACCATTAACCCCGCTCCAGCCAATGAGGATTTCCCCATCACCGGTTCCGGTCAGACGCAAAATATTCCCGTATTGCGTTGGATAACCGTTATTGTAAACCTCGCCCATTATCAGGCCGTTATCGCTGCCTCTTGTCGTACCAGTCAGTGCCGGAAGCGCGCCACGTGATGCCAGTTTGTTCGCTGCAACAGCCGTACCGTTGGCAGGAAGCGCTCCGATATTTTGTACAAACAGCGGCTTATTCGGGATATCTGCGCCGTTCTGGTCTTTTTGCATTGCGCCAGTGATGCGACTGTCGTCACCTGTGGCTACGGTGCCTTGTGTAGTACCAACATTGAGGGTGGCGCTGTTACCGAGCTGGAGGGACTGACGGGCCAGCGGGATATTTGTCAGGTCAGCCAGGTTGCGCTCTTTGGCAAGGCGTGCGCTGGCGTTGTCCATCGCGATTTTGACCGCTTTTGGCGTGGCGGCCATTGTTTCGTCTATGCTGGCAACGCCGCTGTAGAGTTTTGTGAAGCCCTTGTCGGTCAGGGTGGCGTCAGGATGGTTGCGTGATTTTTCGTGTTCTTCCAGGCTGTTATCAACGTACTCATTAGTAGCCATTATCGTCGTTGAGTCGATGGTGATATTCACGATCGAGGTATCACTGACAATCAGCGTCATACGTACCGTTTGCGCGCGCCCCGATCCCTGTTCCAGTAATGGCTTTTCGCTTGCTGGCAGGCTACAGATGGCAACCAGTTTATTAAATTCGTCGTAGATCCCCGCTTCGCGTACCCAGAACCCGCCCACTTCTGCCGGGATCAACAGCTCCACAATGATGATGTTCGGGTGCTTTTTATCCACGGTAACTGAGTTAACAGCGGCACGCCAGACTTCGTTAACCAGTGCGGTGCTGGTTGTATCCGGGTTGGTGGGGTTGCCGCCGCCATCACCTACAGCCATCTGAGCCAACGTGAGTTTTGTTCCGCCTGGTGACATGGCGGCAATCAGCCTTTGTTTGCCGTAGTCGGTAATTATTGTTTTAAATTTCGGGAATGCAGGCATGTGTTCTACTCCGCATAACTGGTGATGATGTCGCCAGTGTAAGAGGCGCCGCCCGTAAATATTTCGCCGGGGGCTTCAAGTATGATATTCAGTCCCACCAGGTGGCGACTTACTGGTCTGGCGTCGGCTATCAGGCGTTCCATTTCGTAGTAGGTGTCGGCGTCTATACCGTCTTCTGATGCGCCAATCTCCAGACGGAAGGTACCGGGAGTGCCGTTTTCCTGCCACCATTCGACAACCCTGATTAAATAACCAAAGGGTTCAACAACATTACGAAGCGCGCGTATGGTGCCCTTTTTCTGGTGAATCTCCCATGAGGCTTTTATCGTCTTTCGCTTCGTCTCTTCCGGCCAGTTTTTGTCCCATCTGTCCACGGACAGCGCCCACGCCAGATAGGGCAGAAGGGCGACCGGGCATTCGTCAGAGTTCCACAGCTTTCGGAGGTCGACGGGGATAGCATCAAGCCGCGTCGAGGCCTGTTCAGTGCTTCGCATAAAGCCACTGGCAGACGGTGGAAGAAGGTCATTATTCATCGGTCCCACCTTTCTCAATAGTGACGGTTACGCACCTTGCCGCCTGGGTGTCGTTGATAACGATATCCGTTGCAGGTTCCGTCAGTTCGACGCGCTGAACCCCCTGAACATGCAGCGCCGCCATAATGGCCGAGCGTGCAACATCGCGGCCTATTTTTCCCTGAAGTGCTATCCATGTCTGTAGTGCGTCATGCGCGGCGTTCTGTATGGGCTCCGATTCAGGGCCAGGATAAAAAAAGAGTTTTGCGTTGATGTTGTAATTGACTATCTCCGCGCTTTGCACCGTCAGCCTGTCGCCTATGGGGCGGCGGTCTTCGGCGGAAAGTGCATCTGTTACGGTCGCCAGTAATTCAGGCGTGGCGGTGCCGTCGCCCTCTGTTGACAAAACAGAAAGCACGACAACGGCTGGAGACGGGCTGGTCGCTTTGGCGTCTGCTACTTTGCCGCTGGCGCTTCTGGCAAAGTATTCATAAGCGCCTGACGGCCCTGCAACGCTTAAACCATCAAAAGCCGCCTGTGCGCGCATACGCAGCGCCGTGTCGCTTTCCATCACGGCGTCGGTGGTGTCCGTTGCGGGAGTAATCACTAATCGCTCTGTGTCCATATTCCCGGCGATATTATCCAGATCGGTTGCGACTGAATGACTGAGCATACAGGCCGCTGCGCCATCGTTTATGCGCTGCCTCAACAGCAACTCGCGCCATGCGAAGGCCTGCGCGATGATGTTCAGCGGTTCAGATTCCAGTTCCAGCGCAGCGGCAACGGCGGTGCGGACTTCTTCCGGGAACTTGCTTATCATGAACTGCTTTATCTCCGCCAGAATCACTTCAAAATCCAGCGCCTCAATAATGGCCGGTTGCGGAAGCTGTGACAGGTCAACGGTTGGCATTGTTGCCCCCTCTTAACGGTATTGTTCGCTGTGCCGGTTGCATGGTTTCGGTGATGGTGCCTGACAGTTCCGCTTCGGCGCGTCCGTCTTTCAGCCAGCGAATATCAATAGTGTTTAACGCAATTCTTGGCTCCCACCTTGTGAGCGCAATGACCGCCGCGCTCATGCACTGAAGGCGGGTTGTCTGGTTTTGCGGCGAGTCAATCAAATCCGGGATCAGACTGCCGTAATCGCGGCGCATGATGCGGCTGGCGAGCGGCGTTAACAGAATGTCGTTAACCGAGTTCCATAGCTGATCGGTATCGTTCAGTGTTCCGGTGCCGTTCGGATTCATGCCTGTGTAACGTGCGGTCATCTTGTCTCCTGTGTCCAGCTATCGCCCGGCTTAACTCCGCCGTGGCCGTGGTTGTCAACCTGTACGCCATTTGAAGTGAAGCTGCCGCCGCTGTGTTCAACGTTCCCGGTCATTTTCCCGCCCTGAGTGATTTCAAACGTGGCGGCTTTCAGGTGCTGAGTACATTCCACAACGGGGGTTTTTAGCGTCACACTGACTGACGCCTCAAAGTTTGCGGTCTTCATACCCGTAGCGTATAGCGCGCCAGCGTCGGCGTCATAGCGAATAACGGCCCCGTCCGGGGCGGTGATAACCATCTTTTTCAGGCTGCTGCCCGGCGCCGGGTTATCGTTGCTGTACAGGCTGCCGATAACCATCGCTATTTCCGGGTTGCCGCCGATGCAGGCGATCAACACCTGCTCGCCGATGGCGGGCGGTATCCAGATTTTGAATGCGCCCGCGCGGGCCACGTTCCAGCGCAGCCAGTCGGTTTTCAGTTCGCCGCTTTGCACACGCACGCACCCTGTGCTGGCATCAGTCGCAAAAACAACGCCGGTGCGAATGATATTCCCTGTCAGGCGCATTAGTTCGGTCATCCCGGCGTTCATTTCCCGGCGCTCCCCAGACTGTTAATCACGGCGTTATAAATCAGGCGCTCGTCCGCTGCGGAGATCCCCAGCAATTCACGCTGCGGGTACTTCGCTATGGCGCCCGGCCCCACCTGATCCCGTAGTCCGTACTGGTGTACGCGGGCAATACGTGCCGCCACGCCGCTGTAACCGATACTGACGCCCTGCTGGTCGGGGTACATTTTCAGGTAACGCAACGTCCGAAGGCGCTCAAACATGGGCGCTTTTTTGGTGCTGTCACGGCGTAACGATCGGGTGTTAATCGCAAGATAACGCTCAATGTCGCTGCGGTAGAACGTGCGAATGTCGTTGCGGTCGGTATCGTAGCCGGTGATCGTGCGCCCGTACTTTCCCCGTCCGCCGTGCCAGTTTTTCAGCTCCCTGACTTCGCCATTCCAGATAAATTTAATGCCCTGTTGCGAACGGGTTATACGGCGCTTACGCTGCGGCCACGCCGAACCATCAGGGTTCTTCTGGCTGCGTATGCGGCGTTGCTGGCTGCGGCGTACTTCCTGGCCTACCGTCCTTGCAGTTCTCGCTATTCCGGCAGAAGACAGGCCGGAAAGGATATCGCTGAATATGGTGTCCAGTTCGTGGGTCAGTTTGCTCACTGGCTACCTCCCGCGTCTGCTGTGAAGGATTCATCAATAAAAACGCTGCTCCAGTCGCCCCCGGTCGAAAAATCCGGCATACGTGGCTCCGGCAGGTATTCCCATGACAGATCCCCGTTTTCATTGCGTGAGACGTTCACGCGCTCAAAGAGGGGGAACTCAAAAAGAATGTCGGCGCTGTCGTCGTCATTAATGGCGGTTGAGAATTTAAACGCTTTATTTTTTTCCGGGTTCATCAGCAAATCCCGCTGGTTGAACCACAGCCAGCGCATGACCGGAATGGTGAAATCGTTAATATCGCCAGTGAAGTCCATCACAAACAGAATCACGGTGTAATCGTAGGCAAATGACGGCGTATCACCTGAAAAGCAAATATGGCCGCTGTCCACAAAAACCGTCATTTTGTCAGGATTAGCCCGGCTCCAGCGGTTATGGCGTGTCACGGCATCACGAAGCGAGTTAATTTTTTCCATGATCAGCCTTCCGTTCAGTGCATTGTTCGGTGATGTACTGTTGCAGGCCGTTTACCTGTGCTGTAACGGCTATGGATTCGGTTCTGAGACGCTGATAATTCCGTTCAGCGTCCGGAGTAAGTCTGGCGGTGGCTGCATCAGTTGCGCCGGTGGCGGTGGTATCATGCGCGGCGACGGGCATACAGACGGCGTGGAGCTGCAACCGGCGACGGCCAGAAGCAAGATCAGCGCGTAACTTTTCGGATTCGGCTTTTGCATCGGCTAATTCCTGTGTGTACTTCGCGTCAAGGGCGGCGTTCTGGCGCTGGCGCAGTGTCATATCACGGATAGTCTCGTTTGCCAGATTCAGGCTATGAGTGGCGGTATCGCGCTGGCTTTTGTACTTCACGGCGTTATCGTGATAGCGACTGGTAGTCCATGCCAGCGCTGCGGCTACTATCAGCAACGAGATTATTACGCCAGTCGTTACGCGGTTCATGCGGTCTTACCCCTGACCAAGAAACATCGCCCGCTCACGTCCACGACGCGGGGCAAGAATGGTCGGGTTACTGCCTGCACGGCTCCATTTCAGGAAAGCGTCAGCGGCGGCGGTGTAGTTACCGGCGTTCAGGTAGCGGCGAACGTTTGAACCAGTAAAGGCGTTTGCGCCGATATTGAAAATCAGGCTGCATAACGCGTCATACTGGTTCTGGTTCAGGGGAACCGTTACCCGTTCAGCAATGCAGCGCTCCACCCATGACAGATCATCGCGTAGCAGTCTGTCGGCGGTGTCCTGGGTGATGGCCATGTTCTTGCCAACCGCAACGCCGTCAACTCTGCCTGTGTGACCTGTGCCGATAGTCCATACGCCGCGCGAGTCGGTGTAGGCGGTTAGTTTGCAGCCTTCTTCGCGTTTAAGTGCGGCCAGTCCGCTGTCTGAAATCTTCATTCGTCATTTTTCCCTGCAAATTTCTTTGTCATGAAAACGCCGAGCGCCCTGATATGCTCAACGCCGATAAGCCCTATAGCCGCGCCGATACCCACGCGCCAGTCTTCAGACAACCAGGCGGCAGGTACGGGCTTGATGATGGAGAATGCCGCCACTGCCAGAAGACAACACAACGGTACTTCCAGAAGCAGACGTCGCCAGCTTTTCCCTGTATAAAACACCCTGAGCGCCGCGACAGCGGCGGTCATTAACAGGCTGTCGAGTGGAATATCCCCCTGCAACCAGGCCTTCAGGTGCATAAGCCAGTCCTGCCAGGTGTGCGGATCGCCGTTCATACTCTTTTCCTGTCTCGTTTTCATGATGATCAGCCCCATAGCTGGATCATTTCCCGTTGTTTTTTCTTCTGCTGCTCAGGCAGTTCCACCTCCTGCCCGGCTTCCAGAAATACGCTGTTACTGAGTCCCGGATTAGCGGCTAATACCTGTTCTGTGACGCCCTGTGTGGTGCCGTAATGGCGAAAACAAAGCAAGTCCACGGTATCGCCCTGAAGCGCTTTGACTTTCATCAGACCAGCTCCACAAACAGACGCTGAGTACCGCGAATATCAGCCATGGCCCAGCGCACATCGCGCCACAAATCGTCGGTCTGTACTTCCAGTGCGTCGGCTTTGCGGTCGCCTTTTTCGGTGGTGTCCACGTCGCGGGCGTTCTCAAGAATCAGGGCGCGGGCGGCTGAGTAAACCGCGCGGCGGTAGCGATACACCTTCACGCTCTCGCCGTTAAGCATTCTGGCCGGAACGTCAGCCAGCGTGCTGTAACCGGCTGATTCCTGAATGCCCCGCCAGTCGTCAAGCTGGTCAGTGACGTGCGCCACCGCTTCTGTGGTGACGAACTTCAGGCGTGATGTGGTCGTTCTGCCCGGTATTCGGCTGGCAAGGCGGAGATCGCGTAACAGGATCTCCGGCCAGAATGTCCCGGCTGTCACCTTTTCAGCGCCGTCGTCAACGTCGGTAACGTCCTTTTCTGCGCTGTTGACCTGTGGTTTTGCCACCATGCCCATACGGAACTCCTTAAAAACCAGGCGGTGGGCAACCGGTAAAAAGAATGACGTACATTCAGATCACCGGCGCGCCGCCTGTCGACGGGGGTCGAATTCGTTAATTATTTCTTTGCCGTCCTGCGGGTCGTTTTAGTCTTCCCGGCCGCGGGTTTTCGGGTGGCGGTTTTACGTACCGGCGCTTTTGTCGGCGCGTTATCTCTGGCGTCTTCCTGCGCGGCGTTCTGGTCTGTCGTCGCCGCTTCGTCGCGGGGCTCAGATGGCGACTTTTTCAGGGCGCGCGTCAGGGTGGCGATTTCGCGCTTAACTCCGGCGTTGGGGTTAAGATGCATGGCTTCACGCAACAGCTTCAGTGATAACGCCTGCGTTTGCGGGTCGGTTATCGCCCGGCGTGAGAATGCTCTTGCCTTACAAAGCTTGGCGCGTACCTCGTCCGGCATATCGCAGTCGTTCACTATGCCCTGAAGGGTGTCCAGCGGTGCGATATAAGCGGATAAATCGGCGTCCGGGTCGGTTCCCGACAGTGTTAATAACGGGTTACAGATTTCTTCCGTGAGTACCGTCGCCGCGTCACGCCCGAAATTGTCCGGCAGACTGAGGTTGTGGCGTACCACGTATTCGCCGATGCGTAATGCCAGCGGGAGATCGCCACAGTCCACGGCCCACACCATCAGGGTGGTAATCACCTCATCCGGGCGTCCGTTGTCGCTGTCCAGCGTCCCCTCGATCCAGCCCTCAAATTCAGGTAACAGTTCTTTTTTGGCGACAGCTTTTGCCGCTTTTGACTGGATACCTTTCAGCCGCGACTGCGCCAGGCGGAGGCGGTGAAGGATCTGTTCGTGCGCGGTACGTTCAACCAGCGTTTCTTCCCCGGTTTCAAGCCCTGCACGGCGCGCCATGACCTGTTGAAAATGTTTCTGTGCCGGTGTCAGCATCTTTTTATCCTCCGTTATGGCGGGCGCGCCGCGCCCGCGTCATACGTTATGCGGCTGCACCTGCATTACTGGCGGATTCCGGCTCCGGCGCGAATTTCAGGTCTTCGATCAGGGCGCACTTGCCGTAGTCTTCCACCACGTAGGCGTCGTTCATCGACTGATAGGTCGCGATGCGGTTATATTCCGGCTCCTCGCGCATCAGGCGGCGCAGGCTCCCTTTCTGGAAGTAAATTGAAAGGTTACTGAAGGAGGTGATCAGCATCGCGTTATCCGGGAAGAACGGCGCGAAGTAGGTCGGCAGACCGCCAATCAGGTGAGACGCCACAATCAACTGACCGGCCATCAGTTCGGTATTGGGGTTGGTCGTGCTCATGGCGTTAATGAACGGCAGACGCAGCGAGTTAAAGAGGTTGCGTGATAACAGTACAACCAGATCGGGGGCGTCTTTGTACCATTCATCCAGCAATGAGGAGCGCGCATCCTGAACCAGTGCATCCGGGTTGGCATAGTCCCCCTTAGCGATAACCTTGTTACCCATATCGCGGGTCGCAAGCGTCACACCCTTCATCACGCGCGCTGCTGCCTGTTTACGAATATACTCAATCCAGCCGGTGTTAACGTCCTGAAGGCGCGGATTGGCGGCAAAATCGGAAACGAGCGCATGATTCGTACCGTTAAAGCCGATCATGATGCGGTCAAGCGCGATCTGAAGCGCAATCTGCTTACTGATACGGGTGGCGAAATCGGGATGGGCGTTCCAGGCGTCAAGCTGTGCGTAGCTGATGTAGGTGTCGTAGTTCACCTGCTCACAACGATAGCGGCGGGCGGCTAAATCGTAAGGTGTAATGGGGTTACGGCGTTTGGTGCCGTCGCTGCTGCTGTTGGTGCGGGCAATCGGGCCGGTGGTGTCAATAAGGACTTTTTCACCTTCCTGATCGGTAACACCGATAATGTTGATTTTTTGTGTCAGTTCTGTGCTGTTTTTCACAGCGTTTTCGAGACGCTGCTGAACAGCCGGATCAACGGCAAAGTTTTTTGCCAGTCCCGTTACCGGAAGACCATTAAGGCTTGCCTGATGCGCCATGTAGAGGTCAAGCTGGCTGCGGGTACTGGCTGAAAGTGCGTAATTCATCGCTTTATTCTCTCGCTTTAAAATCAGAAGTCGGGCATTTCTGCGGCGTTACCGCCCGTTGCGCGGAAACGGTCTTTTGTATCGCCGTCCTGGCTTGCCAGTTGGTCGCATAGCGTGGTCAGTTCGGCGGTCAGTTTTTCGATGGTTTTGTGGTCGCTGTCGTGCTGGCGCGACATATCGTTAAAGCGATCGAGAAGGTCAGCGTGTGACTGCGCCACACCTTCCACCGCTTCCCGTACCTGGCTGAACTGCTCGCTGTCTGATTTACGTCCCTTGCCAATCAACTCCATGACACGGCTGAACCATTGTTTGCCTTCTTCGCTGCGCTGCTCTGCCAGTTCGATAATTTCGGCTTCCATCGCTTCGGTGAACATTGGCGCTTCGGTGTGCTGGTTATTGAACTTCATCACCTGTTCGCGTTGCTGTGCCGCGAATTTCAGACGTTCAGTGCCCAGACTTGCAGGCGTGTCTGTCATTGCCAGTCCCACAATGTAGGGGTTGCCGTTCAGTGAAAATTGCGGGTGAAGTTCAATGCTGGAGTAGATTTTTTTGCCTTCGTCCGTGAGCTTCTTCATGCGGTCTGTCGGCTCAATTTCCGCATAGAGCGCGGTACGGCCAGACAATGGGCCTTCGGTTATATCTTCCGCACTCAGTGCTGTCACATCACCCATAGCGCAAAGGTCGCTGTTGGGAAAAGGGGAGGTGATGTGTTCCACGTTAACCCGCGCACCATACACCGTTGGATCGTAATTTTTCGCTGCTGCCTTCAGGTGCTCGCCACTGATTTCGCGTCCGTCAATGGTTGAACCGGAAACGGCGACACGGAATTTTTTGCGGGCTGGTTTGGTTGCGTTAGCCATGCTGCTAAACCCTGTCTGTGTTTGTGATGCAGCCATGATGACAAGGCACAGGCGCCTCCCTCAACGCGGTTTTGTTGTCGCTGAAAGGGCAGAACTTAAAGGGTGTGAGAGAGGGATCGCGCGCGGGGTAATCTTCCCGGCATGAAGCGGGAGGCGCGATGATTCAGGATACCTTTACACGGCTGCGGGCAAAACAACTTTACTGGCAGGGATACCCGCCAGCGGAAATCTCGCGGCTGATGGGGATAAGCCAGAACACGATTTATTCATGGAAAAAACGCGATGAATGGGACGAAACGCCGCCCGTTGCGCGCGTCACACAGTCCATTGATGCCCGCCTTGTCCAGCTAACAAGTAAGCCCGATAAAACCGGAGGGGATTTTAAAGAGATTGACCTGCTCACGCGGCAACTGAAAAAGCTGAATGACGGTCAGCCTGCCGACGCGAACGGCGCAAAGAAGCCGCGCAAGCGTAAACTGAAAAATCACTTCACCGAAGAGCAGATTATCGCGCTGCGGGAAAAAATTCTGGGTTCGCTGGCCTGGCATCAACGCGGCTGGTATGAGCAGCGGCATCACCGTAACCGTATGATCCTGAAGTCCCGCCAGATTGGGGCGACCTGGTATTTTGCGCGAGAAGCGTTACTTGATGCGCTGCGGGATGATGTGAAATACCCGTATCAGCGTAACCAGGTCTTTTTGTCGGCGTCCCGGCGCCAGGCGTTCCAGTTTAAGACGGCTATTCAGGAGGTGGCGCTGGAAGTGGATGTTGAGCTGAAGGGCGGCGACAAAATCATTCTTTCCAACGGGGCTCAACTGCATTTTCTGGGGACGTCAGCGGCGACGGCACAATCCTATACGGGAAACCTGAAATTTGATGAATTTTTCTGGGTCAGTAATTTTATCAATCTCCGCAAGGTCGCCGGGGCAATGGCAACACTGAAGGGGCTTACCCGTACCTATTTTTCCACCCCCTCAGGCGAGACACATGAAGCCTATCCGTTCTGGACGGGCGACCGGTGGAATGAAAAGCGCCAGAAATCGAAACGCCTGGAGTTTGACGTGTCCTGGAAGGCGCTTAACAGCGGCGTACTGTACCCGGATAAAACCTGGCGGCAGATTGTCACCCTTCAGGATGTTATCGATCACGGCTGGGAATATACAGACCTGGAAGAGATTCAGGATGAAAACAGCGAAGACGAGTTCCGCAATCTGTATATGTGCGAGTTTGTCCGCGATGGTGAGTCCGCCTTCAGCCTGAACTCGCTGATAGGCTGTGGCGTTGATGGCTATGACGACTGGCCGGACTGGAAGCCGTTTGCACCACGGCCAGTGGGAAATCGTCCTGTCTGGGTCGGTTATGACGCCAACGGAAGCACCGGCAACGGCGACAGTGGCGCGCTGTGCGTGGTGGTGCCGCCCGCCGTACCCGGTGGCAGGTTTCGCACTATTGAGACAAGACAGGTGCGGGGGCTGGAGTTCGAAGAGCAGGCGCGGGTGATCGAGGATATTACCCTGAAATATAACGTTCAGCATATTGGCATTGATGTGACCGGCGGTAATGGCGATGCCGTGTATCAGATAGTGAAGAAGTTTTTCCCCGCTGCGGTTCCCTACAATTTCACTCTGGCATCAAAGCGCGCGCTGGTCATGAAAATGCTTCAGGTCATACGTGCCGGGCGATGGGAGTATGACTGCGGCGATAAGGCGCTTGTGACGGCATTCAATGCGGTACGAAGAATCAAAACGCAGGCCGGATTTATCACCTACGACACAGACCGCTCGCGCGGTGTCAGTCACGGCGATCTGGCGTGGGCGAATATGCTTGCCGTCATTAATGAACCGCTTGGCGATGACGATGGCGCGGTCAAGAGTTTTGTAATGGAGTTTTGATGAGCAGAAAAAACCGGAAGAAAAGCTACAACAGGGGCGCGGGGGTGGGATTTGAACAGGCCCTTAAAAGCGATCCCGCACTGAGTGCGTTTACATTTGACGGCCCTTACAGCGTCAGTGGTTTTGACCTGCTGGATAACATGTACTGTGCCGATAACGGGCGATGGTACGAAACGCCGGTTGATTTCGGCGGGCTGGCGCGCGCATCGCGGCAGACCTCATGGCACCAGTCCGCGTTGTATTTCAAACGCAACGCGCTCAATGGTTGTTTTATTCCGCACCGCCTGCTGAGTCGTCAGGCGTTTTCAGCGCTGGCGCTGGACTGGTTTGTGTTTGGTAATGCCTACGTTGAACGGCGTCGTAACCGTCTCGGCGGCACGCTGGAGCTGCGCCACGCGCTGGCAAAATATACCCGTCGCGGCACTGATTTTGAGACTTACTGGTACACCGAACCCGGCAGGGATGATTATGCCTTCCGGCGCGGGGAGGTGTGCCACATCATTAATCCCGATATCAATCAGGAGATCTATGGAATGCCTGAATATATCGGGGCGCTGCTGTCGGCCAGTCTCTCACGTTCTGCGGATCAGTTTCGCAAATATTACTATGACAATGGCTCACACGCGGGCTGCATTATTCATATCGGATCATCCGCCGTTGACCGCGAAAGCATGGAAGCGCTGAAAAAAACGTTAACGGAATCGCGGGGCGGCGGCGCATTTAAAAACCTGCTGATCCAGACCACTGGCGGAGGTAAAGACGGGGTGCAGATCCTGCCATTCCAGCAAATCACCGCCAAAGATGAGTTTATGAATATCAAAGCGTCTTCACGTGATGATGTACTGGCGTCTCACCGCGTACCGCCGCAATTGCTGGGTGCCATGCCGGGCGAGAAGGGATCGTTTGGCGACATTGAGAAAGCAGCGCGCGTCTTCGCCATCAATGAACTTAATCCGGCAATGGAAGCCCTTAAATATATCAATGACTGGCTTGGCGAAGAGGTGGTACGGTTTAACCCTTACGCACTACTGGAACAGAACAACACCTGATATCTCCGACAGGTCAAACTGAACATGACCTGTCGCGTTATATACCATCAAATTTTTTCTCTATCCATGTCTGTTTTCTGCTTATTACCCTGCCGGATATCAGCACGTTAGCGGTCACGCCTTCCCTGAATCTCCCTTTAAAAATAACGCCTCAGCGCCATGCAGACGGGCGCACGTCTGAGCAATCGAATCACGCCAGCGCGTGCCAGTTCGTTGCACACAAAGGCGCTCACGCGACGATTTAGCCACATTCTCGCCGGGGTTGCCTTCCAGCCCCTGTTGCGTGGGCTGTTCCCCCGTCACCTGCGCGCGGCAAACGCTTCAGTTTTCGTGCGCGCACCAATCCGGCCTCAGACCGCGCCAGTACAGGCCGGAAAGGGCAAAAAATCGGTCAAAAAAATTGTGCAAAATTGTGCAGTATTGTGCATTTATAAAATCAACTAAAAAACACCTGGTGTGGCTTATCTCTACCACTCGATCGGCACGTAGTCATTAAGTTCCGGGGACCAATTGCACTTTTCACATCTGTGCTTTCCGTTCTGGCAGATACATAAACGATGACGGCCACAATGCGGGCACCCATCTTCGCCATTATCATAATCACCGAGCGACCATTCCTGCATAAGCTGCTCTTCTTTATCATCATTTAGCATTGATCCTCCTGAGCTATTTACTTTTCTCGTAAGTGTAGAGTTTTACCTTTTTTATCACTCTGCCCCGGCTGGCGATGGTGCGTAAGTGGATATCTGCAAGTCATCAGTAATTCCGCTTCCTCGCCCTGACAGACTCGCCGCCGTGCGGCTCCCTAATCAGGGCTTGCGGCGAGCGGTACTGGCTCCCTTATTTTTTCAGATACTGCGCGGCTATTTCTGCCTTATGCGTCAGTATCTGGCGCTTTCTTTCCCATTTAGCCCGCTCTTTTTCTGCTTCCTGCTCTTTGTACCGGCACAATATCGACGATAGCTTCGTACAGCGGCAACCGTAACGCTGTTTCACCTGTTCCGGCGTCATGTTGAAGGTCACTTTCAGGCGGTAGCGGTGGGGATTACTGGCTACCGGTTCCGCCCAGGCGATAACGCAATCCCCAAGATCGATAATCCCCCTCCTGTTGGGTAGCAGGTGCCTGATGGTGAGTGTGTCACCGGGTTCTGGCTGAGACGGGAGATCCGCTTCAGTTATCGGGAAGCTTGCGGGGCTGGCTTTCAGTTTTTCCCAGCGTTCCGGCGTCATGTCGAGTATAAAACTACGCATTTTTCCCCCTTGTGGCTTTCTGCCAGCGGGATAACAGGTTGTGCAGGGTGCGTTGGGTGCCGGATGTTTCGGATATCCGGCGTTCCTGTTTCCTGCTGTCAGTACGTTGTTCCGAATCACGAACGGCTTCGGCTTTCTTCTGCTGGTAGATGGCGTCGGCGCGGTCGTAGCTGGCCGCGCGCTGCAATGCCTCTTCGTATAGTTTTTCCCGCCAGTGTTTCGCCTGCTCTTCCGGCGCCAGATCAATAAATTCCCGGTATGCGGCTTTCACTTCCGGCCCCCATTGGGTGGCGGAAGTGTCGTTGATGGTCGCTTTTATGTGTCGGGCGGTGGCGGTGAAGGCTTCATCTGCACTTAACCGGGGTTCACGTTTCAGGCGATCGGTGATTTCCTGCTTTTGCTGGCGAGAATATCGCCGTAAATCGTCAATATTTCGCGGAAGTTCTGTCGGCTTACTGTCGCTTTTTTCGCCGCTTTCCGGAGGCTGCGTACAGTTATTGACAGAACTCCAAGGGGCCGCTTCGCGGCCTGTTAAAGGCAAAACCCCGCCCGGTGCCGGATTCAGTTTCGGTACGATGTTGTAGCTTGCGGTGCGGGTGTAGATGAGGTCTTCCGCGTCCGAGAACGGACTGTAAACCCCCTCTATTTTTGATACCGTGTCGCCGTAATCATTGCCGTTTTCGGTGTGGCTGTAGTACAGGCGAACGGTGAGATCGTCGCGGGCAACGAACGGGCCACCCTGATACATGGTGTAGTGCTGCCAGTCTGACGCATCCGCCACGGCGCGAACGGCTTCGATCTCCGGGGATAACACCAGTTCACGATCGCCCAGGCGGCGCAGCTCACGCCAGATAGTGACGGGTGCGCCGCCGATTTGCTGAAACTGGCGAATATTCCAGCGGGAGGCCCACGCCTTAACGCGTCTGGCTTCTTCCTTTAGCGGTCGCCCGGTCTCTTTGTCCACTTCGCCATCAAGGCCGTGACCGTCGATATTTTTCGAGATGTACTTGACGATATAACCTACGGCGCGGCCCCGGCTTTTATCTTCCTGAACCGCTTCAAAACGGTAGTCTTCTGCTCCCGGTTCGTCGCCGTCTTCCTGTAACGCATACGTGCGAAACACTGTTGTTGCTTTTTCCAGATCTTCGGGTCTGAACCACAGCACCATGTGCCAGTGTGGCGTTCCGTCATGGTGGGGCTCCACGGTACGAAAACCGAAAGTACGAATGCCCCGGCGTTGCCAGGCGGCACGAACACGCGACCAGACTTTGCAAAGATACTTTTGTGTCTTTCTGGGGCTGGCCCCGTTGTATTTGTCGTTGCGCTTCCCGTCTTTGATGCGGGTTGAATGGTACGAAGACGGGGCGGTCAGGGTGTAGAACATCCCGATAAGCCCCATTTCGTCGGCGATATCCTGAAAACCGGCTGCGCGGGTGGTCAGTTCCATACGGGCGATTTTGGGGTTAGACGTGCTCGCCAGTACCTTATCGATCAGTGATGACCGTTCGCCGGTGTCCCTGTCTTCCAGATCCATCTTGTGCAGCCAGGCCATATTCACCTTTTGCTGCGCCAGCCATTCTTTCAGGCAGGGTTCCGAACATTTCGGGGAAGCCTGCTTACTGACATACCCTGCCGCTATCATCAGGTGCTCGCGCCAGCGGTCATGAATACGCTTCAGCTTACCCAGCCACCATTTTTCCGCCTGGAGACGACCAACGGCCCGTAACGCTTCTTCGGCATCGAGTTCTTCCTTGCTGTATTTCTCCCAGCCTGGGATCGCAATATTCAGCGCGGTTGCCTTACTGGCGATATAGCCGTAAGCATCGAGCACGGAAAAATCAAGATCGGCGGTCTGTTCATACTGGCAGTCAAACTGGCGTTCAAACTCCGTTTTCATGAGTCTGGAAAGCGTGTACGCCATGCGTCTGAGCTTCTTTTTGTCGGCCCACGGCAGTAAATGGAAGTCATCCCGCATCGGTAACAACATAGCGGGGAGTGTGGGCTGCGGGTGATACTGCACGTTGACCATCTCAACGCGGCGCAGTATGTGACGCTCAAAGGTGTTGAACAGCCACTTCACGGCGTTTTCGGGGTTGCTTTCGTCAAGCTGAGACAGCTTTAAGGTAAAACGGCGACGAATGATCCCCGGTAGTTGTTGCAGTCGGCGACGCAGGTATTTTTCGCGTTTCTCGCGTTCCCTTTCGGCAGCTTTTTCCTGTTCAATAAGGCCGCGATTTTCCAGGGTTGTGTTGCACAACTCCTGAAGTTCTTCATACGTGAGCGTGTGGCGCTCTCCGTCCGGTGTCAGATATTCAAAACACAATGACGGGTCGCCCTGATCGTCACTGATGGTAGTGACGGGTTCCGGGGTGAGATTATTCGCCGCTGCGGCGTTGTAGTCCGGGTTGTTCCACGAATACGGGTAGGCCGTCGTGTCCGGGGCTTTACCGGAAAACGGCGGCGGGGGTGTTGGTGCGTGGCGTCCCCTGACTGCGGTCATAGCCAGACCTCCCGATTAACAGGATGCACAAACGCCCCTGGCGAACAGGGGCGCATGAGGGGGGCGTTACGCGGTGCGCGTTGGCTTGTTAAGCAGTCGCTGAATGTCGCCGATATCGTCGGCGATGTAGTCCATGACGGCAGGCAACCATAACGGCAGGCGGTTGCAAGGCATGTTAAGTAATTCGGCGCAAAGGAAGTGTGCCAGCGTATGAGAACGGTCGAGCTTGCGGGCGATTTCTGTTTGTGTGTGGATGCGCTGAACGTCGGCGCGGGTGTGGCGCTGGCGTGGTTTACGGTTTGCCATGATGGATAACCTTTGTTGATAAGTTGTGATAACTCACCATCCAAAGGTTCCAAGCTTTGGGTGGCGAGACGTACAGGGTTGGAACAACCGGTCAACAAAGAACCCGGCGCGCCCGAAAGCGCCCCCATACGCCCCGCCATAATGCGAAAAAGCTGTGGCGATGCGTCGCACGTAAAAAAACCGCTCGCGCGGTTGTGCGCTTTGTTGATCTGCGGGGTTCCAATCCCGGCCCCCGTTTTATGAGGGGCAGGGGAAATGTAACCCATGAGCGCGGATTGCGGCAAGCGGTTTTTGTACGTGAGAAGCGGGGCCACTTTCATTCCGTGGCCTCCATGTATGCCTTTATGAACGCTTCCGCGACCGGCGCGACGATGGCGTTTCCGTAGGCGCGCACCTGGCCCACGTGTCCGGCAAGCCCATTAACCAGCGGCTTAAGTCCGGGTTCAACTGCCCTCCACTTTCCATCCCGGCAGAACAGCCAGTCAGCACCTCGCCAGAAGCCGTTAACCGGACTGGTGCCGCTGTCGCTGCTAAATCCTGCAATCGCTTCTGAATTTTTGTTCCATTGTCGTGATATGTCTTCATAGCCTCTTGCGGGCAGGGTGAGCGGTCGTTGCTCGTTGTCGGCGTAGGCCAGCCTGCTATCTGTGCTGCCACATCCAGACGATCCGTTGACAACTTCCCGTTGCGAATCCTGCCACCCTGATAACCGCCTTTCCCTGCTGTCGTTGTCGGTGTGGGCCAGCCTGCCATTTTCGACAATTGCGCCAGACTGGAACCTGACATACCCGGAGTAATCCCGGTTCCGCCCCGCGTCCCGTCGCTCGCTGCTGGCGTAGTCCACCCCGATAAGGCTGCAGCCGTTTGCAAATTCAATCCTCCCTCTCTCCCCGCATTCGACGGGTGTTTCCAGGCATTGGCTGTCGGCGTCGGCCACCCAGAACAGGCGTTGTCTGATGTGCGGCGCACCGATGCCCGCAGCGCAAAGATCGACAACAGCGACGGCGTATTCCGCTTCTTCCAGGTTAAGTTGTACAGCGTCGAACCATGCGAGGCCGTCCTTGCTTGCAACCTGTTCACCAAAGATAACGTGAGGGCGGCACTGCGATACAAGGTCAAACCATGTGGGCCACAGGTGGCGGGGGTCATTGAATCCCCGGCGTTTTCCTGACTGGCTGAATGGCTGGCAGGGGCAGGAACCTGTCCAGACGGGGCGACTGTCAGGCCATCCGGCGCACCGCAGGGCGTAAGACCAGACGCCGATCCCGGCGAAGAAATGGCACTGCGTGAATCCTTTAAGGTCATTGGCGGTAACTTCCTCAATTGAGCGCGTGTCAACGACGCCGGGAGCAATGCAACCAGCGTCGATAAGGTTTCGCAGCCAGGCGGCGGCAAAGGGATCGATTTCGTTGTAGTAGGCGGTGGCGGTCATCGCGGGAGATACTCCCTTGCGATGGCGTCAGCGGCGGTAAATCGTTTGTGATAGATCGATCTTGCTGTTGATTCAGGCATTTCGAATTTTTCGGCGATTTTCGAAAATGTCATACCGTCATCACGTAAAGCGCGAATGAGTCCAACGTCGCTGTCGGAATACTTTGTTGAAGGGTTTAAGTCACCGTATTTACAGTAAGTAACACCCAGCCTTTTAGCGCGGTTAGCGATATCCACACGGCTTTTTCTTCCCAGATGAGCCGCCACCTCTGCCAGCGTCATGCTGTGGCGGTGAGTCCGAATAAACGCATCCTGTTCCGGTGTGAACTGGTTACGTTTATGACCCAGGCGTCCTTCACGCCGAAGACGGATCGCCCTGAACTGGACGGCGGCTTTAGTGCGTCCCAGTTGTGTGGCTATTTCGCGAAAAGTATGATCCGGATACAGGCTTATCAGTGACTCTTCTTCTTCCAGTGTCCAGTCTTCGTAATATTTCAGCATGATGCGGCCTCCATTGCGGCGGCGAATGCCTTTCCCTCCTGGCGTGGTGCGTTTGCATACCTCTCCCGGCCATCCAGCACGCCGATCACTTCTGGGGTGTTTTTACGGCCTTTGGCGTTGGCGCTAATGGATCGTCTAACTTCCAGTTCGTGGAACTTAAACGGCGCGTAGATTTCGCGTGTCAGGGGAGTGTCGCTGTTGGAAATAACAACTTTTGCGAAAGGTGGCTGGTTATTTGTCAGGTACTTAACCAGATGTTCATGATCGCGAAGGGTAAAACGCTCACCGCTGTATTGAGTGAAATCGGCTGTTTTACTTTCCGGGATATAGGGTGGATCGCAGTAAATAACGGCGTTATCCAGTTCAGGCACGAGATAAGGATTAAGGGCCAGCCTGAAATCACAACAGATGAATTTGGTTTTTGTCTGGCGGGCTTTTAAAGCAAAGCGGCGCATTTCCTTTTCAGGGAAATATGGGGCTTTTTCGCGCTTGCCAAACGGTACATTGAACTCACCTTTACTATTGGTGCGGAACAGTCCGTTGAAGGAGTGGCGGTTGAGATACAGGAACAACGCCGCCCAATAAACCCGGTCACTGACAAGCCGGGGGTAGTCTTTGATGGTGTTATAGAATTTACGACGGCTGTAATAATCCTCTTTGTCATCGCCTACTGAGAAAAGAGCGCCAGCCCACCAAATCACCTCCCCGGTGTGCCAGGTCAGGGTGTGGAAAAAATTAATCAGCGCCGGGTTGCTGTCGCACAACACGTAGCGTCTGTAGTTCGTGTTCAGAAATACCGTGCCACTGCCAACGAACGGCTCTATCAGGCACTCACCTTCAAGGGGTAAGTGCTTAAACAGTTCTGGCAGGGCGTTATACTTACCGCCCGCCCATTTGAGCGGGGAACGGATGAAGGTGGGCTTTTTCATGAGCGGCCCCCTTGCTGTTTTTTCGGGGTGTAGGTGTTGGGTTCCAGAATGATTTCACGGCAGATATTGCGGGCGGATACCTGCGATCCGTCATTGAAAAAGATGAAGCGCTTTTCGTCCTGGCTCTTTATATCGTCCAGTCGCGAGTGGTTTAAGTTGATATTCTGCTCACGCGTGCGATAGCGCTTGCCGTCGATATCGTTGATATAGGAAATCCAGATAGCACCGAGTTTCATGCTTCACCTCCCCACTGCGGCAACATCTGCACGTTGGTGAAGATGTACAGCCAGTACGTTTCTTTGTCGGGGGTTGCGGTGTGGTAAACGTCCCGCATGAATGCATGGAGTTCGGCGAGCGGGTCACGGTCAGGGTTAAAGCCGTCATGGATGGCGTCAATGTTTTCTATTTTGTCGCCCTTGATAACGGAAATGCCTGCAATAGTAGCCGTGGCGAACGGCACTATTTCGCCGCCTTCAGCTTCCGTGACCAGTTCGATTTCGGCACCGGGCTTGTAGGGCTGTCTTTCCAGAAGTCCGGTAAGGTCGGTTGAATAGTTAACGGTTGTCCCTGATGGGAGAGATATATTTATGCCGTCAACAGAACTCACATACGCGTTGTATTTCAGTTTTTCTTCGTGGAAATAAGCAGCCGGATAGTCGTCTGTCTCTTCGTAGTGGCGGCATTTAAAATCCATCATGCGCAGTGAAGTAATCTTCTGACCGCTGGCGAATGCCTCAATAAAGCGGGGTTTGAATTTCATCTGTAGCATCGTCTAATCCTCTTCACGTATTCGTTATGGTTCAGCAGTTCCCATGTCCGGCCTTCGTCCAGACTTAACAGCCGGTAGCGGTACATGACGTTGATTACGCGGGCTGTCGGTACTCGTTCCAGCCGACGCACACGCGACCAGTCATCATTCAGCAGGCGGCTGTATGCCGCTCTTGCTGCCCGTTCTGGTTTTCCCCGCGGCTTCTTCCTGTTCTGGCGGTAGCGATCGGGGATGATTAGCTTCATTTGTTGGGTGCTAATTCCAGGTTCTTGGCCTTTACCCAGCGGTTATCCTCAAATTCGGAGTCGAAGCGGACGTAATACCGACGCTCGGTGTATGAACTGATAGAGCTACCGACTACTGTTCCGCGTTGGTCAGGGTTCGCTTTCAGGCATACGCGAGTACCTGTTACGAAAGGCGTGTAACAGGCTGTGGTATCCGGGCCGCTTGCCAGGTCAACGGCAACAGCGGGGTTAGCCGCTTTCTGAAAGGCGATGAGCTGGGCGCGGAGTTCGGCGTTTTCTTTAACGAGCTGTTCGATGGCGTTAGCGGCGATGGTGTGAGGCTCAGACATTATCGCGACAAAAAAATCATCGTCGCCAGCCATTGCTTTGGCGTGCATACGCAAAAATGCCGCCCCGGCTAATGCTTTTTGGGAAAGGGTTTTATTTGAGTTAATCATTATGATTTCCTTTATTTGGGGTGTACGAATCCCGCCGCGTGAGCGGTGTTTAAATGAACCAGGTCAATTAATCAGTTATTCAGTCAGGTCGTGTAATTCCCTTAATTGTCGGGCTACTGTTTTTAAACTCCTTGCCGTCTCCATTAATTCTGCGGAGACAACCAGATATTCATAATTTGCAAGCCTCATATTGGCAATTTGCAGTGTCTCCGCTGCTTTTGTGATGATTCCGGCTGCTACAATTCTTTGCCTTGCGGTGGAGTCCATTTTGTTTTCCTCTTTTCGGTTAAATTCATTTGTTTTTTAAGCTGCGAATACTTTCTTCTTTGTCTCCATGTGTCAAAAAACATCAATATCCACACGGCCATAAACATAATTAATGCGGCCAGTGATATAACGGCTATTGATTCTGGAATGGTGAATGAATAACTGATATTCATTGTTATCACTCCGTAATTCTGGCGGGGTCGGGGACGACGCCGTCAGTTAATTGTTTTGTCATCCAGTTAAGTTCTTTAAGGTCTTTGCTCGCATCTGTATCTTTTGAGTAAAACAAGGTATTGCGGACACTAAATATTCCGCACTTCATAACTTCAAAGTGTGTTTTCCTGGCTCTGGGGTTAACTTCATTATCGAAGTGATACCCCTGCAAGAACTCGTTTACCTGTTCTGCTGTATGTTTCCTCATAACATCATCCTCGCGGTGTGAAAAGTGCCGGGATAACCCGCCCGGTCGGGGCGTGGTTTCTGCTGTAGTGTTTATATCTCTCTCATTTCGCAATCTTTAAGGGCGATGCAGTCTTTACGATTAGGGATTTCAGTAAGAATTACGTACATTAATGCACGAAATTTGGGGTTGTACGCAATAGCCGGAAACGGGCACAACTTTTTTACATCGGCTATGGGCATGTACATTTCAACATCAGCAAATAACGTGCCGTCTTTCAGTGTCAGACGTTCTATTTTCCCCTGATTTTTAATATCGCGAGTCACCATTGGATTGCCAATAAACTCGCCTATATTTGGCTGATAATAATCAGCGTTAAACGTCTTTACGCAACTCTCAAGCATTGACTGCGTGATTTCGCGACCGTCAATAATCTTTCCCGCTCTGGCGATGGGGACGTTTTTAATTAATGTGTTCATGTTTGACCTCGTTTATTTGAGTAACCAAAACACCGGTAAGTAAGCGATCGCCGCTAAAAGTATTGGGTGTAACCCTTTTGCTAATGCCGTTTCATATTCCCGGCGTATGTCGCCGAATTTCACGCGCTTATTGCTGTGTTTTTTCCAGATATATATTGCAAGCACGCCGGAATAAAATATGAACATCGTCAGCAATGGACTCATGATATAGTTAGTTAGCGTGTGCATTAATCGGCCTCGTTAAAAAAGTTAACTGGCATTCACACGATTAAAGCCAGCACTATCATGCATACGATTAAGACAACTCCAAAAATTGCGGCAATGATGGTTGTCGTTTAATTTGGATTTGCGTTAATTGCAGCCCCAAAAGTCCATCCCAGAAAAAAGATCATGAATGCGATGCATACAAGAACTGCCGGGTTGATTTCATGTCTCATGGTTAAGCTGCCTGTTGTTCATCAGTTTTCTTTTTCCGTCTGCCGCTTGTCGGCTTGAACAGAAATAAGCGGTTTCTCCAGTCATGCCACTCAGGTGGTGCGCTTTCGACTAGTTGCCTACAGGCTTCGTCCCACTCCTCGCGATCAAAATAAAGCTCTGCGTTTCCGCCAGGGTTTAACGGGTCAGCCATGTAGATGGCGGGCGCTTTAGCTGCTTTCGCCATCGCCACGACGGCATCAACGGTCTTACCGATGTACAGCGCAAAACCTTCTTTCGAGATAAGTTTCGCGGGGTTCTTTGCCAAGCGAATTTCTTCGCGTTCTGGCGATTTACGGGTCTTCTTAACGGACTGCTCCGCTGTAGCTGTTTCGCCAGCGACGGCTTCTGTGTTTTGAGCGTTTTCCTGCATCTGATATCCTCCTCATAGGTTCCTTTCTAACCGGAACCACTTAGGACTAGTTAGAACAGCCATTGTTCTTTCTGTATGGCAAAATTATTGGAGATTAGCAAAAATATGTCAATAGCCCAAAATGAAAAATTGAAGCTAATTAGGGAGTCTGAAAGGCTTAAATTAAAAGAAATGTCCGATTTGATAGGAGTTAACTATTATACGTATCATGGCTATGAAAGTGGTAAGTCCAAGATGCCACTAGATTTTGGGATTCTATTTTTACGTCACTCTCGTTTCCGTAAGTACCGGGATTGGTTCCTTTTTGATGAGATGGAGCCTAAAGCCGGACAGGTGATTCCGGCCCTCGCGCGCGTTGGGCAGGACGAAACGGAATCACCCCGTTACGGGAGCAATTCTGGGGAATAATTCACCAGGCCTATATTTCTCAAAATTGTGATCAAGACGATGTTTTCATCGGGGAGCAATCTTATGTCGATTAAGAAGCTCGCTGATGGTCAATTTGCTGTGGATGTTCGACCGGCTGGAACGGATGGAAAGCGTTTCAGACGTAAGTTTAAAACGAAAAGTGAAGCGGTGCTTTATGAGCGTCATGTGTTGCAGTATCACCACGATAAAGACTGGATTGATAAACCAGTGGAAAGGCGACCACTGTCAGACCTGCTCGATCTTTGGTGGGCGTATCACGGTAAAAATCACCCCTACGGTGAAGAAGAACGCGTGCGGTTAAGGGCGGTAATTAATGACATGAAGTCGATAAACATTACCCGTAGCGATCAGCTCACCCGTAAGGGAATTATTAATTATCGGCTGATGATGCTGAATAAGGGAATTAAACAATCCACCGTTAACCGTTATTGCGCGATGATGAGCGGATTTTTTACCAAGCTCATTAACGTGGAAGAATACAGCGGTAAAAACCCTTTCCATGAGGTCAAGCGCCTCAAGGTTCAGCAAACGGAAATGGCCTATCTCTCGCAGGATGAAATAACCCTTTTACTGGAACAGCTTACAGGTGACGATCTGAAAGCTGCAATGGTGTGCCTGGCGACAGGTGGGCGATGGAGTGAGGTTTCATTACTGAAAGGTGAGAATGTGATTGGCGGGAAGGTGGTCTTTGCAAAGACAAAGAATGGCAAGCCGCGCGTTGTCCCCATCGCAAAAGAGATTGAGGATGTGATCAAGGTTCGCTCTACCGGGCGGCTGATGTTCCCCAGCTATTGGGCGGTTCGTGCTGCGCTGAAAATGGTTAAGCCGGATTTACCCAGTGGGCAGGCGATCCATGTTCTGCGTCATACGTTCGCGACGCATTTCATGATTAATGGCGGGAACATTATCACGCTGCAACGGATTTTAGGGCACGCCACCATCCAGCAAACAATGACGTATGCGCACTTTGCCCCGGACTATTTACAGGACGCTGTAAAATTCAATCCGGTTGCGGGGAGTGTCCATATTTTGCCCATAAACCGGAACTAA